TTGGCGAGGATAGGCAGTGTGGGTTTTGAGGGCACGCAGCCCTTCACCATGTCGAGGACTTTCTTAAAGCCCTGCACGTCGATAGAAATCTCGTTTGTTCTCATTGTTTTTAAAATTAAAAAAGTGAATATTTGGGTTGTTTTATTTATTTTTGAACACAGATGGAACGGATTGAACGGATTTAGAAGAGCGTGGGATTGCGCAGCACTTGGTCGATGCGACCCTGCGCGATGTCGAAATACTCCTTGTTGGTCTCGAAGCCTATAAAGTGGCGCTTCTCCATCAGTGCCGCCACAGCCGTTGTACCAGAGCCAATCGTCGCGTCGAGGATGGTGTCGCCCTCGTTCGAGTAGGTGCGAACAAGCCAACGGAATAAATCGACAGGCTTTTGCGTAGGATGCACTTGGTCTTGCCTGCGCCACTTTTGGTCGAACTTGATAACGCTGATAGGCTGACGCTCTCCGTGATTGTCGGTATGAACGCCCTTTACGCCGTACTTGTGATTGTTCTTGATGCCGTAAGCGTGGTCGTAGTCCTTCTTGTAAGGAGTACCGCCCGTTGTCATCTGAGGGTTATAGACTGCGCCCGACCTACCGAAGATTAGGATGTGTTCGTGCATCTTCAATGGCATATACGGAGCGGTCAGCGGACTGCCGCAGCGTGATTTCTGCCATATCAAATCGTATCGGTAAAGGTTCGGCTGACTTGCGTACAGCTCAAACACAAACCGACCGCTTGCGAACAATACGATATTGCCCTTTGGCTTGACAATGCGCTTAAATGCGTTCCACATCGGTTCAAATGGAATAACAGCATCCCATGCGCAACTTGTCGTCCCATAAGGTAAATCGCATATCACGGCATCCACGCTCCCATCGGGAATGCGCTTCATGCCCTCTAAGCAATCCTCATTGTATATCTTATCGAGTTCAATCATAATCCGTGTAAATCCGTGTAATCTGTGGTCGTAAAAACAAATTCGTTTAATGTCTGTGCTGCGGATGCACGTTCTCTGGGTCGCGCTCGAACAGCTTGCCGTCGGTGCAGTGGGCAATCGAGGGTGCTGCCTCGGTGCTGGTGATATACTGCAGATAGTGGATGCACTGTGCGCGGTTGGGACAGGATTCGCCCCGACACAATTTATTCGCCTTTGCCATTGCCGTGCCCTCCCTGCATTTGTGGGTCGATATACTTGCGGAGCGCCTGGTCGGTCTCCAGCAGTTCCTTGACGCCGTGGAATACACGCCGCTCGGGCAGCGGCATAGCCATCAGCACATTCTTCAGGTGCAGCAGGTCTTCGTTGCCGACCTCGATAATCACCTTGTCCTCGTTGGGTACTTTTCCGAAATGAATCATAGTCTTAATGTTTTATTTAATTCGTAAATCGTCTCCTTCAAAATACACTCGCACGGTGTTGCCCACCAAGCGCGAAAAAGTGCGCTGGTCGCAACGGGCAGGATAGACGATGCCGTCCTCCTCGCCACCGAAGAGCTGCGCGTGGGTCAGGTTGGTGGAGCATATCAAGAGCTTGTCGCGGTCGTTGCACAGGTCAACGAGCTCGGAGAAGTAGTTATGCGTCTCACCATACACCTTCGCTATCGGCTCGGTACCTACGTCGTCGATGCAGATAATCTTGCCACGTACTATCTCGTCCCAGCGGCTCTTCAACTCCTTCGCCTGGAAATAGCTATACACGGGATGGAACCAGTAGCCGGTCTGGGCGTCGTGTACCTGGATGTAGTTCTTGAACACCAGCGGCAGGATGTCACGGGTGATGATGGTCTTGCCACGTCCGCAGTCGCCGATACACATCAGTCCCTTGCCTTGGTTGTCGCTGAGCCAGTCAGCCACCGCATCGTACTCCGGCAACCACTGCGCCGTAGGACCGATGGCATAGGCCAGTCCGCGCATCAGCAGCACGTCGGCATCCTGCAGTGTCCAGCGCACCTTTGCGTCGCCCTTGAAACCGCCACCCTTGCGCTGCTGACGGATGATGTCGTCCATCATCGCCGTGCGGTCACGCTTCGCCTTGGCGGCATCGGTGGCAGCGTGCTGTGCGGCGGCTATCTGCTGCAATGCCTCGCGGGTCTCGTCGTTAATATGGTCCTGTAAGTTCGCCATAATCCTCTTTATATGCGTATATGCGTATTACCATTTATTCTTATACTTGCCCTTCGCCATGGGGGTGGCACCTACGGGATCGCCAGGCTTGGGCTGTGCCTGTACCCTACCCTGCGCCACAGGTCGGTCGCCATGCTCCTTGCGGTAGTTCTCGAAGGTACGCATACGAGCCCGCCAGTCCATCATCGGCTTGCCGTCCTTCAGTCGCCACCCACTCTGCTCGCAGGCATCGAGGAAGCTCTCTGCCGTGACATAGACAAAGGGCTTGCCCTGCTGTGTCCGTTCGTCCATATAAGCCTGAATATCTTCCAAAGTCGGGGGGTTGTCAGCCACCACAGAAGGTCGTTTGCGGGCATTTTGGGGCTCGCTGGCGGGTTTTTGTGGCGCAGACGTAGAATTTACCGCCTCGGAATCGAAAACGCTGTCAGCGTCCTTGTTTTTGCGTTTAGGGTTATCTTTATCCGTTTTTGGATTTTTGCACGGCATTCTGCACGAATTATCGTCGGCGGTCGCTCCCCCCTGTACCCCCTTATTACCTTTACTATTACTATTATTACTCATATTCTCAACGCTCAAAGCGCGCGTAGCGGGCGCGTGAGAAACGTGTACTTTTTCCTGCACTTTTTTTGTACCTAAATCGGTACGTTTTTCTGCACCATTATTTGCACCGTTATTTTGCGTAAAATCATCGTCACCTCTAAGCGCCATTGACCCGCTCGTCGGGTCGTCGAGAATGGTACCAACGGGATCGCCGTCATTATCCAAATCGGGCAGTTCAAAACCGTTGTCTTTATACATACGAGGCTGTACCAGCATATCGCCCTCGACGGTCACGATGCCATACTTGTACAGCTCCTGCAGACCAGCCAGAATAGCGGCCTGTTTCCACGGCAAATCGTTCTTCGACAGCATAGCGGCAAAATACTGCAAACGCTCGTATTTATAGGGGGTTGCAAGACATTGCTGCGTCTTCGAGCGCTTCCATGTGGGGTGCAGTTCCCAGTCGCTGATACGGTAGGCGCCAGGGGTGGGCGGCTCGTTCAGTCGGCAGAGCAAAAAGAGATAAACTCCAGCCGCCGATTCCGACAGGGCGCGGCATCGTGGCGACGACAGTATGTCGCGGGTGAACAGCTGGATATAAGGGTTACGTTTTCGTCCCATATTACATTATATATTTATACTTTTACTGATAGTTCTTTTGTGTCAAATCCCGTGCAGAATGCCGTGCAAAATCGGCGATAGGTTTGCGTTTAGGTTTGGAGATAGTTTCGTACATAGTTTGATGCGTAGTTTCGTGCATAGTTTGTGCATTTCTACGTGCAATACTACGCACGCTTTTCAGCACAAAAGTCGTGCATTTCTTCGTGCGGGATTGGGGATAGTGTGCCGCTTGCACCCCACACGAGGGCACAAAGCGCAGTTTTTCATTGAGAATATAAATCATTGTCATATCGCCTATTTGTTGTGAGCAAAGGTATGAAAAGTTGTTTGGGGTAAGCGGACAACTTTTTGATTACTCCTCAATACCCAACTCTTCAAGGTCTTCCTCGGAGGCATACCTCTTTGCCGTTTCCAAGTTCATTTCGATAGCATGCTTGCCGATACGGTTCAGCAGTTCAAAATCACTCAACTTGCGGGCCAGCACGTCAGCCGCCAGTCGCAGGTTGGCATCGCTGTTCAGGTCGATATAGTCCGCAGGGTCGTCGGTTTTGACATACAGGTCGCACACCTGTTTCCACGAATACAGTGGGTCGGTATAGCGGCCTGCCACGAACAGTGGGGTGTAGTCAACGCCAAACTTCTTCTTCAAGTCCGTCATCAGCGCATCGAACTGCCCCACGGCCAACTCGCCACAGATACGTCCGCACTCCAGCTTGGCCTTCAACTCGGTGTTCGTCTGCTTATGTTTGTCGAGCGCCATCTTCACCGCCATATAGATATTAAAGATGTGCTTGCGATATTCGTCCTCGGTTCCGTCCAGGTAGTCGAGCCACAACTTCAGGCGGTCGCCGAAGTTTGAGTTGTGGATAGCCTCGTAGTGCTCCTGACGCCGGAACGTCTCGTTGCAGAGCTGCTTGGTCTTCTGTTTATAAAATCCTGCCTTCTTGATAGCGTCGATACCGTCACTGATAGCCAGTCGCGCCACCTCGTTGGCAACGCCAATCATCGTGTTCACCAGCGAGTTCGCACGGTCAAAGCCCTTCATATAGAGTTCCTGTGTCATGTGTGGGTTTTCAGCCAGTATCTGATTGCTATGCCGTCGCACGTAGTATAATGGATTTGCTGCCATAGTGTCTTATACCTTTTATTATATATAGGGGTTAGTGTTCGAGGTCAGCGATGCGCTGTTGGATAGCCTTCTTTGCCTCACGGATATCAATCTCCCAGTATTCGCTGACGCGCACCTCGCCCTTTCGGATGATACCAACGTAGAGCAGATGTCCGATGGCATCAGCTACATGGTCTTCGTAACCACAATAGGCAATCTCGTCCTTACGGTGACCCGTCACATCGATGACAATCTGCTGCATTCTCGCACGGCTCTTGAAATGGCCGAGTAGCAACTGCGGAATCTTCACACGGTAGTCCTCGATATACCACAGCGCTTTCTTTAGGTCCTCAATCTCTTTCTCGGCATCCTCCATGCCCATCTCTGGTTTCAACCCAGCCCGCCACAGGTACTTGATGGCATTGGCAATGTCACAGACATAGTGTCTGATAATATCAATACACTCAATCCCATTGGGATGACTGTTGTAATGTTTTGGATGATTTACGTGTTCCATATTGCTTATTCTTTATTATTGTCATCTTCCTTGTCGGGCCACCAAGCCCACGCTGCACTCTCTGCTCTGCTGATCATCCACGGAGCGATACCTTTGATAACCTCGTCGTAGTATGCCCACGCCACAGGCAACTGCTTGCGCCCCTCGCTGTCGTGAAATTCACACTCCGCTGGCCGCACGCCTGCGGATAAGAACCGCACGGACTCAAACACGTACTGACCTTCTTTCAAGTCTTTTCTCGTAAGCGCCATCAGCACCCGTCGCTTTCCAGGACTCTCCGTGGCAGGCTGCCATGTGAATGTGGTCGGCTTCAAGTCGGGGAATTTGTTCTCTACCATCGTAAAAGGTCTCTCCAGCCCGTGACGTTTGTCCCATGCCGCTAACCTTGGACAACCGACATTTGGTGTACACCCTATCAGTTGGCCGTCAATCACTCTTGTGTGAGGGTTGCATGTGTAGCAATAGTAACCCTTCTCGCACAGCGTACTTAGCTTGTTGTACTTGCACTTCTCGCGGAACTTGATGCGCTCCTTGGGCTCCAATATCCATCTGTGTCCGTACTGGTTCTTCTTTAGAACCTTAAACTCTATTTGTTTCTTTTCTGCCATAATTCGTTTATCTTTTATTTATTCCTGCGTCGCGACTGCTTCTGCTGGCGGCGCTTGGCTTTCTTTACTTTCCTTGCTTTCGGTCCGATACCCTGCCGATAGTCATGGTGGGGCATGATGGCATTTGCGCCAAGCATCATCATGGCCATTGCCTCCATTGTCTGCTCTTTGAGTGGTTTGTGCATAGTCAGTCCTCCTTTACATTGCAAATGAAATGAAGTGGCTTGCGCCGTAGATGGCGGCGATGGCGATGACGATCATCTTCAGCCAATAGAACACCCATGCACCGAAGCCTACCCAGTCTGGATAGTCGCTGAGCTGGATGCTTGTGCGCTTGATGCGGCATTTGACAAGCCAGATAGTCACCGACTGCCATACCGACTGCATGGCCGACAGCAGCAGGTAGAGCAATGCCGCACCGCCCAGCACGTAGAACTCCGCATACTTTGAACCGCCGATGAGCTGGCCCGTCAACAGAACTATCATCGCCCATGCCAGCTGCTCGGCACGGTCGCCCGACACCTTGCTGCGCTCCTGATACTCGTCGTAGGCCGCCTGCTCGGTAAGTGGCTGGTTGGCATCGTCCTCGCGCTCAAAGACGGGCTGACGAGCTTCCTCCGTCGCTGGGTCAATCAGTTCGAGGTCATCCTCTAACATCTTCCACCTCTCGGTTCCGAACGTCACTTCATATACCATGCGATAGGTGTCAACCGCCACCACATAGCCCGTGCGTCCCGCCAACTCTTTTGGCCGCTTGGCCCACACATGGTCGCCCTTCTTGTACTTTGGCTCTACTGCGCCCACCGATAAAGATGCAGGTACCACATCAGGACGCTGGTTTTCTTTGTTTTCTTCTGTCATTGTTGTATTCCTTTTAATTTATTTACTTTGTCTAATTTTTACAGTACCGCCACAGCACGCTATCTCCGATGCCGGTGAAGTTGCCGTTGCGGAAGAGCTCTTTGTTGCAGTAGAAGAACCTCTTACCCAGCCGGTACATCTTGCGAGGACGGCTGCCACAGATGCGTACCCATACAGATGTCGCCTCCTTCGGCAGCTGGTCGGTGGATTTGATATAGTCGTTCATACGCCCAATTCCTTTTTAATCCATTTTATCATGCTGTCGGCAGAGCGTTTGGCGTCAATAATACCACCCTCCTTGAAGGGTTTGTCGGCATGAGAAGCCCACACCACCACGTTGTCAGCCTGTTCATAGTCCTCTTCGAGCTTTTCCCTCAGCCGCTGCTCGAAAGCGTCAGTCCATTCAATATGTGCCATAATAACCAAAATTTATTCGTTTCAATTAGTTTGTTGAAAGGGAATTTTCTCATCGCACTGGCAGCGGCTTGAAGTTCGTGTCTTGGTAGTAGTCTTCGGGATGTGCCTTGATATAATCCTTGACTCGCTTGGTACGCTTCGCCTTGAAGAATCCGCAGGCATCTTCGCTCTCATCGACTTGTATAAGAGATTCGTCGGGGTCTTTGAAGTGGTTATTACCCTCGTTACACTCGTTGTTCATGCCGATGCTGGCACAGTCGCCGTAGTGGTATTTCGTGCCGTCTGTTTTCGCATAGGCCATGTAATAGCCGCAATGACCGCACTTTCGGCACTCTTTCTTGTGCTTTCTGTGGTGGATGACCTTTTGCACGTAGTCAGCCCATAGTTCCTGCTGGCTGATGGTTGTTACACCATACCACCAATACTGCCGGTGCTTGCCGTACCAGCGATATACTATCAGCCTGTCATCGTCGCCCTCGGGATGAGGGTGTATGTGCAGCACATGAGCCTTGCACACATCATCCTCTGCCCTGTTGTCATAGAAATAATACTGCTTGCCTTCCTCTATGTTCATCGGTCAGTCCTCCTATCTTATAAGTTCAAATTCATAGACATACACCCACGGATTGCGATTCCATGTACCGCCGCCGCTTATCTTGTCGATGAGATAGGCGAAAGCATAACGGGCAGTGCATCGGTATATCAGATTGTTGCTGTCCCACTTGTATGGTCTGACGTATGGTGCCCAAGGTGCGAACATATCAGCCTCGTGATACAGTGGCGGTTTGTCGTACTTGAACACCCCCTCACACATGGCATCTTCTTCGCTGATGTCTTGCAACCGCTCAACCTTGATGTTAGTGATGCGTATGCGGTGGGGCATATATTCGGCCTTGACAAACATCTTATTGGTCCATCCCTTTGAGTGTGTCACCTCATCAGTTATCGCTTTCCAGTCAATACCTGGCAGCGCAGGCCACCGAAGTGTCTGATACGCTTGTGCGATTGCCACTTCCTCGCCAACGAGATATTTCCCGCAGTTGCGAATATCGTGATAATAGCCATCGCCATCCACAACGACTTCAAAGTCGCCCTCGGCAAAGGCTTTCCAATCCGTCTGGTTGTAAAGGTCGATTGGAATAATTCGCCGCGTCATCGTTTTCTTTCCCTCCAATACGGCTTGTGTCAGTCCATATCGGTCGTTAAACATGATTTTCTGCATATCGCCTTTATTTGTATTTGTTGATAATCGGTTCGCAAATCTCCAGCACGCGGCGCACCTTGTCGATGTCAAACCAGTCGTCGGTACGCACGCCGCTCTCCATGTCTATCCAGAAGTCACCTACCATCTCGTTCTCCATGAGGAACGTCAGCTTCTCTGCCACGTTATCTGGATTGATTCCGCCGGCATAGCCGATCTTATGTGGAAGATTCAATATCTCAATAGGCGTGTCGATACCTTGTCCTCCACTGGCATCAAGAAGGCATGTAATGTGGCGACTTTCTTTGCTGTTGAGGAATAATGGCACTTCACGAGCCGACTTTTGTTGTAAAATGACTTCATCGAAATAATTGCAGATTTCGCCCGAATATTCAAAGCTCATGGGGTTGTTTTGTGATGTCGCTACGTTGAGTTGACAGCGGTTAAATATGTAGCCACAACCACGCGCCCATTCTCTGAATGGTTCTATATCTCCTCTTACAGTCGCACGAGCTATGCTACCACAAAGATGAGCCGACAGATTCAGACCACGACTCTCCAGTGCGTCGAGGTAACTCGGGTTGAAATACCTGTTGCCGTTCTCACGCCAGTTCTTTGCCACGAGCACGCCAAACTCTGCTATGGGGTATTGCTGCTGCAGCTCCCATAATGCACCGAGGTCAGTCTTCCCGTCGATACCTGTAAATGTAATGTGTTGTAGTTTCATAATCAGTCCTCCTTTTTGATAATGCCGTGGTCGTTCAGTTCGTTGATCACGTCGGCCAGCGGTCGCCAAGCCACGACGCGATATT